GTATCCAGACCGACGGGTGGTGCCGCGGCTCCCTCCGCGAAGACGGCCGGCGCTGCGCCATTGGTGCCATCCGCATCGAAGCCAGCAGCCGCAGCCAGGCCGACGACGCCAGCGCGCTCCTCCTCGACGTCATCCGGCGCGAGTTCGGCGGCGACAGCGTGCCGTCCTGGAACGACTCCCAGACCAGCCCGCGACCCGTGATCCTCGCCCTCGGCCGCGCCGCCGACGTAGCCAGCAGCCAGAACCTCTAAGGAGACCCGCATGGCGTTCGAGCGCATCAGCAAGATCCTCGAAACCCCCGACGGCAGCTTCGTCTACGCCGAAGCCGACTACGACGCCAACGCATTCCGCGTCGTCTGCTCCGGCTGCCCCAGCCTGCAGAACACGCCCTACAACAGCACCGCTGGCGCCACCCTCGCCGCCTCCTACCACGCCGAGCACGACCCCAACCAGAAGCACGTCCCCACCCGATAGGAGACTCGCATGTCCAAGCCCAGCAAGAAGGCCATCCAGGAGTACGCCGAGGAGAACCGGCTCCTCGCCGAGTTCCGCCGCGCCGAAGCCGCCCTCTACGAGAACGCGGCCCACGAAGCCGCTGCCGGCATCCAGCACGAGACCCCGGAGTACCTGCGGCTCAACCAAGCCGTCATCGACGCCGGCAAGCGGCTGCCCAAGCGGTTCAAGCACCTGGCGAAGGGCTGAGCATGGGGATCAGCATCAGCCACGGAGCCCGCGGCCCCCGGTCCGCCCTCACCATCGCCAACCTCGGCCAGCACCTCGCCAACACCCTCAGCAGCCGGGAATGGAGGGAGATCGCCGACCTGTTCGACGGCACCTTCGATGACATCGCCAGCATCCCGCCCCGCGAAGCCGGCCGCATCGGAGACCTCCTCCACAAGGCCGCCCGGCATCGCCTCATGCCCGCCGACTGGGGCAGCCTCGCCATCGAAATCGGCGACGCCGCCCACCGCGCCGCCCGGGCGCGGCAGAACTGGGAATGGACGTGAACAGCTGGGTTGCTGGCCCTGGTCGTCAACCGGCGGCGGAGTAACCGCCGTTGTCAGCGGCGCCTGAGACCATCCGATAAGGCGAGCGAAGGAGAACGGCGTGGCGCAGGGTAAGCCTCTGATTCCGCAACACGAGAAGCGGGCCGTGCAGGGCCCGTGGACGAAGTACCTCAAGTACATCGATCGGGATGACCCGGCCAAGCTGCCCATCCTCTACGTCTTCCGCGACTTCGAGGTGGCCGGCATAGCCGTCACGCCGGAAACCGCCGAGATCGCCGTGAAGCTGGGTCGGCTACAGCACGAGCGGACGATGGAGAAGCGCGCCGCGCACGAGCAGCAGCTGGAGGAGACCCGCGCCGCCAATGCTGCGAGCCTCGCGTTCCAGAAGCTTCTCGATGACCAGCCCGACGGCGTCGTCTACTACGTGCGCCGCGGCAACCTCATAAAGATCGGCACGACCAGGGCCTTTGTGAACCGCATGCGCAGCCTCATGCCGGACGAGATCCTCGCCATCGAGCCCGGCAGCTACAGCCTGGAGAATCAGCGCCATCAGCAGTTCGCAGAGCAGCGATACGGGCGTGACCAGCGCGGCACCAAGAGTGAGTACTTCCATCCCAGCGAGGTACTCCTGCAGCACATCAAGGCCGTGCGGGAACGTCACGGAGTGCCTCAGCAGCTCGGCGTCTCCATCACCGACGGCCGCCGTCTGTTCGACGACGACACCAATGACTGATCGGCTTCTACTTGCCATAGCCGGTGACCTGCTGTAACACTAAGCGCGTAGGTACACTTGTGCCTCCAGTAACTCACAGACCCCCGCCAGATATGGGCGGGGGTTTCTGCATGTCAGGGGGTGTGATGAGCCGCCTCTACGACTTGTACCCGAAGAACCTGCTGACGCCAGCTCAGGCCGCCGAGTACGCCGAGGTGAGCGAGTCCACCATCCGGCAGTGGGTCCACCGCGGCCTTCTCGAAGCGGCGCTGCCGAGTCAAGGACGCGGCATCCCGGCGCTGTTCAACCGGCCTGACCTCGACGAGGTGAAGCGCGTCCTCGCCGAACGTGAAGCAGCCCGCGCCGCCTGATCGTCCCAATCCCCGCACACCACCTGACAGACGACGTCGCAGCGATCACCATGGATCGACCCGCGACGACAGGAGCAGACGTGTTCGGGAAGAAGAGCGACGAAGAGAAAGCAGCGGCCAAAAGGCAACGGCAGATCACAGCAGCCGCCGCAGCAGCCGGCCTCACCGTGATGGGCGGCCAGTTCCGCGCACCCAACCAGGACCCGGTACCCGTCGACGGGGCCCGGATCACCATAGAGCGGGGGGAGGAGGCCGGGAAGCGGGTCACCGCCACCCGCGTCCTGCTCACCGGCCTGTTCGCGCTGGCGCTCAAGAAGGACATGAACCAGCTGTTCATCACCATCGAGAACGGCGACAAGGTCATGCTCTGTCCCGTTCCGGTAAGGAAGGAAGCGCAGGCCCGCATCCTCGCGACCCTCGTCAACGGTGAAGCGACCGGAGTCGACAAGACCGAGTAGCCATTGAGGTGGGAGGTGGCCATGCCTGTCGCCCCTCCCACCCGCTGCGGCGCCGCAGGCTGCCACGCCTTCGTGACCAAGCGAGGCCGATGCGACGAGCACCAGCCTCAACCGTGGGCCAACAGGGCACGTAAGCAAGACCGTTACGGCATCAGCTCAGGCACATGGCGAAGCCTGAAACGGCAGGTCGCGCGACGCGACAACAACTGCTGCTACGTCTGCGGGCGCGAGGCCGAAGAGGGCGAAACGTTCGACCTCGACCACAAGACGCCGATCGGCGAGCAGGGCTCGGCGAAGGACATGGACAACCTCGGGCTGATCTGCCCTGAAGACCACGCAATCAAGTCGAAGGCCGAGGCTGCTCGGGCGAACCGGCAGCGGGCCCTACGCCGGGAGATCGGACTCGATCCCCGGGGTTAGGGGGTCAAAATCGCTGATGTGATCGTCTGGGGGCCCGCTGCGGTCAATGAGGGAGATCCCTGCACAGAATCCGGCATAGGGGGTCTGTGATCATGGGTCGTACTGCGCAGCCGGCCGCGCTGAAACTGATCAAGGGCCGTGGGGACGGTAAGGACACTGCTGGCCGCCCAGTGAACATGGGGCCGGCCTTCAAGCGGGTGCCGCCGAACCCTCCGTCGTGGCTGAGCTCGGAGGCGAAGGCCGAGTGGAAGCGGATCGTGCCCGGGTTGTCCCGCCTGGATCTGCTGAAGCCTGAGGACCGGGCGGCGCTGGCGGCGTACTGCGAGGCGTGGGCGACGTTCGTGCAGGCGACGCGCACGGTGCAGGAAGAGGGCCAGGTCATCGAGGCGAGGCAGGGCAAGCTGGCGCACCCGTGTGTGGGCATCGCGCGTGCGGCTGGCCGTGAGATGCGCAGTTGGGCGGCGCATTTCGGGTTGACCCCGTCGACGGAGCAGGCCCTGGCAAGGGGGGCCGACGATGGCGACGAGGACGACAACCCCTTCGGTTGATCTGCCGGCCGCCGAAGAGCTGGAGCGGTTGAAGCTCAGCGCCGAGGTGGCCTACTACCTGATTTCGCGGGGGATTCCGCTGCCGGACTGTCCGCCGCTGATTCAGACTCCGTCGCCCGGCGAGGCGCCTGGGGCGGTGTTCGACCCGGCGCGGGTGGACAGGGTGATCAAGGCGTTCTCGCTGCTGCGGCATACGCAGGGGCAGTGGGCGGGGCAGCCGCTGCGGCCGGATCCGTGGCAGGTGGCGTACATCCTGGCGCCCGTTTTCGGCTGGGTCCGCTGGGACGACGACGCGGACGCCTACGTGCGGATCGTCCGTGAGCTGTACGTGGACGTGCCCCGCAAGAATGGCAAGAGCACCTTGGCTGGCGGCCTGGCGATCTACATGACGTGTGCGGACGGCGAGGGTGGCGCCCAGGTCATTACGGCGGCGACGACGAAGGAGCAGGCTGGGTTCGTCTTTGAGCCGGTGAAGAAGTTGGCGGAGGCGGCTCCGGCGTTGAAGCGGCACGTGAAGCCGCTGAAGCACATCATCCTCCATCCCAGGAGCGGCTCGTACTTTAAGCCGATCAGCTCGGTGGCGGGCGCGCAGCACGGTGCGAACATCCACTGCGCGATCATCGACGAGTTGCACGAGCACAAGACGCCGGAGCTAGTGGAGACGATCGAGACCGGCACGGGCTCGAGGCGCCAGCCGCTGATCGTGATCATCACGACGGCGGACTCCGGTAAGCGGGAGTCGGTGTACGACCGGAAGCGGCAGCGGATCGAGAAGCTGGCCCGCCGCGTGTTCGAGGCGCCGAGCGTGTACGGCGTGGTGTGGGCTGCTGAGCGTGACGATGATCCGCACGTCGAGGCGACGTGGCGGAAGGCGAATCCGGGCTACGGCGTCTCGCCGACCCGCTCGTACCTGCAGGCTAAGTCGGATGAGGCCAAGCAGAGCCCCGCCGACCTGGCGAAGTACCTTCGTCTGCATCTGGGGCGTCGGACGAAGCAGGAGACGAAGTTCCTGACGTTGGAGTCGTGGAACCGCAACGCCGGCATGGTCGACGAGGCGCAACTGGCGGGCCGGGAGGCTTACGGCGGGCTAGACCTGGCGGCCACGTCCGACCTGCTGGCGCTGTGCTGGCTGTTCCCGGATGAGGACGGCGGCTATGACGCGCTGTGGCGGCTGTGGACGCCGGAGGACAATGTCGAGGCACTGGATCAGCGCACGGCGGGCGCCGCTTCGGTGTGGGTGCGCGAGGGCCTGCTGGTGGCGACGCCTGGGAACGTGGCGGACTACGACTACATCCAGTTGCAGATCGAGCGGGACCTGGACGTGTTCGATGTCCGGGCTCTGGGCTACGACCCGTGGTCGGCGGTTCCGCTGACGAACAAGCTGGCGGAGTCGAACGCGCCGATGGTGAAGGTCCGGCAGGGCTTTGTGACTATGAGCCCGCCGATGAAGGAGCTGCAGCGTCTGCTGCTGAAGGGCACGGCTGAGAAGCCGATGTTCCGA